GTAGCACCTGACTCAGTAGTAACCGTAAAGGCCACTAGGCCGTTAAACATAGCTGCGCTTAATACGTCGCCGGTACTAGCCGGAAATCCAGTAGCTATTTTGTTTACCTCTTTTCGTTGTTAGTAGGATAATACATTTATACCTAATTGTCCGTAATTGGCGTTACCAATTATAAAAGATTCTATAATCGGCTCTAACGTAACAAAAGTAGTAGACCAGCGCGTAGGGGTTATATTGTAACTAACTCCGAATATCTGCAGGGTTTTATTTAGGGTGCTAGTGCCTACGCTATTTGGCTGTGTTGACTTAACCGTAATAGTGTCAAAGTAATCAAGTTCTAGAGCTGCCACGATACCTGCGTCATAACCGACGGTGTTTAGGTCTAGCAGGGTTACGCTGTCGCACCTTACGGTCGTTTCCTGCCTAGAGGCTACGTAGGCCTTAGCGTAGTTAAGGGCCTCAGCTGTAGTCTGCATTAGGAGATCAGTTTTGTTATAGCTGTGTAAAAAATACTTGTCTATAGAGTCCTGGTTAGTAGCAGTTTGAGTAGCTAACCCTGTAGCCGTTATTGAGGCTTTGTTATACACCAGGCTATCGTCTAACACCCAACGCACGTTCTGGTATTGGATACCTGAGCCGTCATCTGCAAAAATTGTGCTATTTCCAGCAATAGAGCTAGAGGTTAACGCTCGATCTTGAAAAGTTACGTTACCGCTAGCGTCGATATATACCGCCCCGTACTCGCTGGTTTCTACGGTTTGTAAGGCGTTAAGTGCAGTCCTGGTAGTGCCAGGGTCAGCCTGTAGCGTGGTCTGCCCTGCGTCTATATCGCGCATAGAGTTAGGCCAGGCGATCTGATCTAAAATCTTAGTAACTCTAGCACCTGATAACTGCCCAGCTGTAGCACCTGTAACAGTTGATACAGTACCCATATTAAGCAATCTAAAGCCGTCTGAGGCTGTTAGGGTCGTATAACTGACCTCGCCTACTACTTGGGCCTGAGTAAAGTTATAGCCTGTTATATAGCCTGCAAACAGCGGATATACTAGGCCGGTATTGTTATCAGTAGCAGTTATCGTAACCTTACGCAAAGGCAGCAAAAGCCCCGCAAAAGGTGAGCTTAGGTTTTCAGGGTTAAAGTCGCCGTTAACGTCAGCAATACGTATAGAGGCAGTACCGGCTTGGAATTGGTCGGCGTTTGCATTACGACCACGCTGAATACTTACAGCCTGGACCTGGCTAGATACGTCAGCTGTAACAGTTGCACTATCGCTAAGTACGTTAACGCCTAAGACGCCTGATCCCACGATACACGCCTGGCCAAAAGACGCACCAGAGCTAAAGTTAACTATGCAGTTAATCGTTGGGGCTGCCATTATTGCAACATACCCGCCGTATAAAAACTACTTCCCGCGCGATTTAAGCCCTGTAAGGCTGTTTGTATTTTCTGTTCAAACTCTTGTTCGCTACCTACGTTTATGCCGCCTTGAAGGTTGACGGTTACACTTGTTGGGCCTGTCGCCTGTTGAGCTGCTATACCGCTTTCCATTTGCATATTAGCTGCGCCTAAAGCCGCTAGATCAAAGCCTAAGTAATTTAAGCCGCCCATATCGCCAAAAGTACCAGCTGCTATTGCAGACTGAGCCTCAGCTAAACCAGGCGCAAAAGTGCTACCGGCCGCACCTACGCTATAAGCTGCCGCGCTAGGTAGTGAGGCTTTACTTAAAGCTGAGATTCTGGCTCTAGCGTCTGCCAGGATTTCCTCGTTAGCCTTTTTAGATTCCTCTACGATCATTTTAAGTCTAGCGATCTCGTCAAAGGTTGCCTGGCGTTTAGCAGCTTCTAAATCGCTAAGGGCTTTAATATCGTCGTTCTTATCGTCTGTTTTTAATGCCTGTAGGGCCTTTACTCTGGCCTCGTCCTCTTTAGATAGTTTGTATTGCAAGGCAGCGGCTAGCTGTATCGCGTCCATATCAAACATACGAGATAATTTTTCATTAGCTGCCTGCGCTTTAGTAATAGTTACTATCTTGCTACGGTCGGCTATCTCTTTTTTACGAGCTTTAGCAGCCTTAGCGGCGGCGGCTTCTGCCACTCTAGGGCTTTGTCGGTTAGTAGCTGCAGTTTCACGTGCAACTACACCGCGCCCAAAATCTGATAATCCACCAAACACGCCGCCGCGAGCTGTACCTGGTACTAAAGGAGTAGTGCCTAATTTGAAAACAGCGGCTAATAGTTTAAAGCCAGGGTTATTTACTATTTGGTCAGTTAATGCGGCTATACCTGTAATGGCAAACCGCGTGTTATCTGCCAAGCGTTCCATGGCTGTAGCCGTATCGTCTAGGCCAGTATCGTTGCCTAACCTAGCTACTGCGTCTACTAAAGCCCCGCCTATAGTTTCGCTAGCTTCTGCGGCTGCAATTTGTAACCGAGCTAATTGTCCAGCGTAGGTTTCGGCTGCGACTGCCGCGCTACCTGCAAACAACGTAGTTAATTTTGCTTGTATCTCCTCAAAGCTGCTAGAAGCTAACTCGGCTTTAGATAAGCCAACGCCTAACCGGCCTAACGCCGTATTTTGCCCCAAGTAGGCTTTAGATAATGAAGCTGCTACTGCGTCTGCAGATTTACCAGTGGCCGCGCTTATGTCTAAGCTCAGGGCTAGTAATTGTTGAGCTTTACCTAAATCGTTAGTAGACCTAATCAACCTGCCAAACGCCGGCCTTAGTAAATCCTCGGATACGCCCGTAGCTCTTTGCAAACTATCTATATAAGCGTTAACGCCAGTAGAAGCAAACGCTAAGCCTAAGTTATCTAGGCTCTTATTAAGTACTGCTACAGCTTTAGACTCCTCTAGGGCTGCGGTTACTGCCTTCTTTGTAAAGGCTGTTACTGCCGTAGTAGCTGCAGCAAAAGATAACTTAGAGGCTAGCCCCATTTTCTTAAAAGATTTTTCTAAACCGCCAATACCTTTAACGGCCTGCTTAGTACCTTTGTTGTTATAGCTAACAATTATAGGTACTTTAATAACCATTATTTAGCCAGCTTTCGATTTACTATAGCTTCGGCTTTTGCTATAGCTGCATTCGATTTAGTAATAATTTCTGGCCTATTGTCCTCTACAGCTTTGTAAGCTATACGGCCTTGCTTACCGCGTACTGTTACGTTTGACTGATCTCTAATAGCTTTAATAAACCTAGCACCCTGAGCAGTCTTACCGTTATGTCTACCAGCCCACTCGTAGATATTACCGGCTGGGTCTGCGTTAATAAGTAAATAGGCTTTGCTAGTCCAGGTACCGCGCTTGCGCGCTCTGTCTATCTTTGTTTTTAATCCCATTTTTATCGGTTTGGCTTCAAAGGTTAGACGCGACCACTTGCCTTCTTTAACAGGTCTAGCCCAGCCGCTTAAAGGTGAAACCGTAGGCGATAATTGCCTAGCGTCTATCTGGGCTATTTTCATAGCCTGGTAAATTGTTTTATTCATCTCTTTTAAGGCTGCAGGGTCAAATTGGCGTAAAGCTCTAACCGTTTCATCTAGCCCTACGATTTTTGCTGTAGCCACGCTTTGCCGCCTCGTTTCTATCTTTTAGTACTTTGTACACTGCCGCCAACATCTCCGGCGACATTTCTACAAACTCTTTAGGTGCTATGCCAGTTTCAACCGCTAAAGCTGCGATCTGGTAGGTGAGTAGTTGCCTATCACCTAACCAGCTAAAGGGTCGCTATCTAGCACCTCTACTGCCTTTAGGGTGTTAAGAAAAGCCTCACCGAATAGAGCTACAGTCTGCCCGCTGCGTTTAATCGCTAGCCAACATAAGTAATAAACGTCGGTCTGTTTTTCCTGTTCCCTAAAACATTTATTTATGCCCATTTTTGCGTAGGCTTCAAACTCTACTTCGATAGCCGGCGTAATGTCGTACTCCTCGACTACGCCGGTATCGCGTGTAATTTTTAACCTTGCCATTTTCTAGCCCTCGTTTCTTATTAGCTTACTGCTGGGAATGGTGCTGTTTGTGCTGTGATATCAAAAGTAAAGTCTAGCTGTGCGACTTCACCATTAGCACCGTTAATAGGTGTATAACCGTTTACAAAGCAAGAGCCTTTGTAGACTGGGTTAGTAGCACTTGCAGTAGAGCCGCTTGCGCCAATTTCAAACGCTGCAGACGTGCCGCTGAGGCTGTCTAGCACTGCACGTGTTGAACCTGCCCCGATAGCTGCCTGGTCAATATAAAGGCTGCCGCTTAGGGTTGAGGCTTGCAAACCCTTTAGGTATTTGTGTGCTGCGTCGCCCATAGCTGTAATTTCTAGCTGGTCAAAGTTTACGTTAATGCTAGCTGAGATAACTACGCTAGACATATCGTAAGTACCTAGTTTTAGGTAAGTATTATTTGTAAAATAAATTGCCATTATTCCTGCACTTCCTTTACTTTAGTAGGGGTTGGGCTTACTGAGGATTCCTCTAAAGCGCCAATTTTTAGCAAGTGTGGTAAGTCCCACCCTTCTAAATCTGTGTCCGTAACGGAACCGCCTAAGCCAACTCCGGCGATTTCGTTATCTATCATTACTTTGTAATTAGCCATTAGTTAACTCCAGCTACTTATTATCTCAAGGCCGGCTTCACTCTGAAGCAGGTTTCCAGACGGGGTTTCTAGTATTGCAGGGGCACTAAAACTAGTTATATTTATTGTTAAGTTACTAGCTGCTAACTTAGTCATAACAGCCAGGTAGTAATCCTCTAGCTTGGTCTGGCTACCTAAGTTATCCATAACTGGCACTAACAAAAATAATTTAAACCGTACCGTAGGGGCTATG